CGGCACCAGCAATGGCAGCCCCAGTTGATACTACCGCTGTTCCTGCTCCGGCTGCTCCGGCTGCTCAGGTTATAGCAAGTAGTAAGGGAAAAAAGAAAAAATAAACTGAATAGTTTATAAACGGGCAAAGCCGCTATCAGCAATGTTAGCGGTTTTGTTTTTTTGCACTAAATATATTAATGAACATTCAAGAACTTAAATCTTATAATCTAGCCGATGCAGTAAAGTTTCATGACCATCTTAATCCTTTATTGTGGGATAGGCAAGAACATTTACACCCCGAAATAAAGGATCAATTATTAGCCATTGCCGCTGATTTTAGCGAATTTTTGGGAGTTAAAGATTTAGAACTTAAAGACATAACAATATCTGGTAGCAATGCCGCTTATTCTTATACGCCACACTCAGACATAGATTTACACTTAATTGTTGATTTATCCAATGAAGCTAATAACGAAGTTTATCGCGAGTTATTTGATGCTAAGAAATTTATATATAATAGCGAAAATAAAATTACCATAAAAGGTATTCCAGTTGAGTTATATGTACAAGATGCTGGACAGGCGCATCATAGTCAAGGAATTTATAGTATTTTAAATAATAATTGGATACAAGTACCTCGTAGAAAACATGCTGACATAGATGACATGAGTGTTCGTAGCAAATATCGAGATTTAAGCAAACGTATTCGAGAAGCTATCAAAACTAATTCTACAGAAAAAATGTCCGAGGTTATGGATAAAATAAGAGCTTTGCGTCAAACTGGTCTTGCTGAACATGGAGAATTTGGTGCTGAAAATTTAGCATTCAAACTGCTCCGCAATAAAGGTGATTTAGAAAAATTATCCAAAGCTCGTAAAGCAGCAAAAAGTCAAGAATTAAGTTTAAAAGAACGCGAACGTACGCCTACCCCAGTTGTATATGGATATAAATCTGATCGAGATTACATTGATGAAGTAGGTATTACTCCTGATGGTACTGATCCTAGCACTTGTGAATTTACCAATGAAGGACAATTAAACGAAGTAGGTATTACGCCTGATGGTACTGATCCTAGCACTTGTGAATTTACCAATGAAAATGATAATAATCAATCAGAAACAAATATCATTGATGACTTTGTAAAATTTTGTATTGACAAATTAAAATTAGATAATCCTCCTAAATTAAGATTACGCCGAGATCCAACATGGTCACAACGCAATAAAACATTTGGAAGATTTAATCCTCAAACAGGTGAGTTAGAGGTGGCGGTAGGATCTAGACATATTATGGATACTCTTCGTACCCTGGCACACGAACTTACACACCAACACCAGCACGAAACTATCGATATGCCAGATACAGCAGGAGAAACTGGAAGCGAGTTTGAAAATGAAGCTAATGCTCGCGCTGGCATAATTATGCGCGACTATGGTAGTATGCATCCTGAATTGTTTACTGACAATATTATTGACGAAGGATACGGAGCCATTACACCTGCTGGCGAAAAAATTGTTAAATGGCAACAAGATAAACTTGCTGGAAAAGAATTTGCCATTCAAGGTTATAGAATTAAATTTACTGATAAAGGTCTTTTGATTTTTAAAGGTGCTGATTTAATTTTTAAAAAACCCGGAGATTATTCCAATCCTACTAATTTGGATATGACCAAGGCTAGGCGATATATTACTAATTTGTCTAGAAATTGGAAACCAGATCCTATAGTAAATGAAGCTACTGGCTATATCCCCACTGCCGCAGAAGCACATGATCCACGTTTTGAAATGGCACTTACTGTAGATATACGCCCAGGTGCGCTTGGCAAAAATGCCAATAAGTTATTATTAGATACTGATAGCCAAGGTCGTCCACAAGAACTACGTCCAGATGGCATAGTACATCGTATGATGGAAGAATTAGAATTGTTTAAAAGGAATTAACAATGAAAGCTCGTGAATTTATTATCGAATCTGCACAGACAACACTAGGTGGATTTAAAGTCACTCCGTTACATATTGAAGATCAAGGTGTTGAAGAATCTGACATTAGTGGGTTATTAGCAGCCGGCCAATTTAATAAACAATTTAGAATTACAGCAAATATATACGGTGTCATAAAACACTTTAAGGTCAAAGCTCAGAGCGCACGAATCGCACAACATAAAGTTGAGATTCACCACCCCGGGGCTAAAATTTTAAATGTAGAAGAAATTACAAATGAAGCTATTGGGTTAAATGCTCCACATCGCCGAATGAGTCGCGATGAGTTACAAGGTTATACCGATCGTATTAAAACTGGTACTAAGACAAAGAAAGATAGATTTGCTCCAATCATACACGGTAGCAATATCAAAGCAATTACTAAAGATGACGAAGGTACCGAATGGGATTTAGATGATTTAGCCCGACAAATCACTACCCGCCCTCGTTCATTATTAGGCACTAATGCTAAAATGAGTAAGAGTGCTACAGAAGGCGAAATTGTTTATGACTTAACATTGCCAGCATTAAGCGGTGTTGTTGTGGACGAGGAAACAGGCGATTTTGTAGAAATTACTACTTGCCCTGGTGCTGGTGGTTGTCAATTATTTTGTTACGCTCGTAAAGGTGGATATGTAATGTTCCCTGCTAGTAGTATGTCAGCTGCACAAGCATTAAACTTTTTAGTCAATGACCCTGCTGGATATATGGCCATGGTTAACAAAGAAATACAAGGTCTTAAAGGCAAAGCAGACAAGCATGGTATTAGATTAGTTGTACGCTGGCATGATGCTGGAGATTTCTTTAGTAAAGAATATTTAGATCTAGCATTTAACGTTGCTCGTACTAATCCAGATGTAAAATTTTATGCTTATACAAAAATAGCCGCGGCTGCGACTGCCAACAAACCAGATAATTTTATTGTTAACTTTAGTTCGGGAAGTAAACGCGGTGAAGAAAAGCAAATTGAACTACACAAAGCTCAAGGAAACGCAGTGAAAGATGCTGTAACATTACCCAAAGACTTGTTCCGCACATTGTTTGTTACGGATGCTAAAGGCAAATATGTTAAAGATACCAAAGGTCGTACACAAGTTAAAAGTCCTGAAGCATGGGAAGAATTTAAAAAAATGCTGGCCACTAGGTATAAAATTGATCCAGCATCAATTATCACATACGATCAAATGTTAACAATTCCTGAAGGCCCTCAACCTAAGTGGAATGTGGTTATATTTCCAGCAGGACACGGAGACCGTGCTGCCAACAGATTGGATGTAATTAACAGTTTTTTAATGTTCCACTAAAATGATTTTAAACGATTTTATCCAACCTAAACTAAAGTTTAGTCGTGAAAAACTAGACGCAGTTCTTGTTGAGCTTTGCGATATGGTTATCGAAGGTCAACAAGATAATCCAGACTTTTATGGTATGGTAGCTGCCGCGGTATTAGATCCTCGAGGTAGATTAGTCACTGGTGTAAATTATCTATATGGAAATTCAAGAATCCATGCTGAACGAGCAGCCATAGACAAGTATGAAGAAGAGTATGGAGAATTGCCAAAAGGCAGTATTGTAATTACTACACTGAGCCCATGCTGTGAAGATACTGGCGATAATCGCTATGGTGTTAGCTGTACAGATTTATTAAATGAAAAACATGTCAAATTAGCCTATTGTGGGTATCAAGATCCCACACAGGACAGTAAAAATAGTTTTATAGTTATTGTCACTGAAAATGAAAAATTAAAATCACTCTGTAAAAAATTTGCTGATACATTTTTGGACAAAGGCATTACTGAAAGTGCTGAATCAAGTCGTGCCCAACAGTTTATTGACAGCGTATATAGTCAGTATCCAGATTGGCCTTATGGCCAAGCAGATAAAGTTATGGTATGGGGTGAGGGCGAAGATCAACAATTTGCCGCGTTCAAACTTAAACCTGGAACGGCACCTGACACAGTAGAAATAGATTGGATTATGGCTGGCCCCGAACAGCGCAAAGGCGTTGGTAGTCGCGCTATTAAAGAATTACAGCGACAAGCAAAAGAGGCCGGTATCAAATTAACATTATACCCTTGGGCTAAAGGCAATGTAAGTCAAGCATCACTGACTAGGTTATACAAACGTCATGGATTTAAACCTGTCGCAAAAGGTGCTAAGCCAATGCGCTGGAACTGCTAAATGAGATTTTTTGAAATAGCCCGCATACCAAAAAGCCAATTAGATGGGTGGGGCGATGCAGATACCATAACCCCACAGCAAGAACCTGTAGGTTCAAAACCCTTGCCAGGTGGTAGTGGATACAAATATCACGTAAATCGCAAAGGCAACGATAATATAGAAATTACTTTGTATGACAAAGGAGAAATTATTGCCGAATTAGATTTAGAAGAATTAGGAGCTCCCATTCCACTTTGGCGAGTTGAAACTGTTGTTGCTACTCCCGAATATCAAGGTCGAGGCTTAGGTATGGCATTATATGGTATAGCATTAAGTATATTAAAATTAACTCTAGTAGCAGGCGAAACACAAACTCAACACGGTGCTCGCCAATGGCTTAAACTAAGTCAGATACCCGGTGTAGAAGTTATGGGTATGAAAACTGCTCCTAAAAAAGATTATAACCCTGGACCAGATAATCAAGTATTATGGTCGGGACCTGAATACCATACATATACTTTCCCTGTAGCACAAGGATCTAAATCAATGAAAAGTGCCCAGCGCGGTAATGGAATATATAATTCAGCTGGCGCATCTATGATTGCCAAATGGACTGGCAAATAATACTAAAAATATAATACGCTAAATACAGTATGACAAAACAATTTGTTCGCATACTGAGTAATATTGACTGTGATTGGGAAGGTTTATCTCCCACATACAGACTATATGTTAACGATGAGTTATTTTCTGAACGTACTTGGCGCTGGACCGATAAAGTTTTACAGGAAAATTTACAAGTTGAGGCAGAACCTGGAATTTATGAATTAAAATATGAGCTGGTACCTCCTCATTTAGCCACTTTTAAAGTGGGCAGTTTATCTGTAGCTTATGGGCCAGCTGAGATCGTCGACAACACACATTTTAGGATTACAGCATGAGATTACATGAATTTGTTAATTTGCAAGAAGAGGCATCAGTTGGGGCAACTGCTAGCGGCAGTGTTGCCACTGTAGCAATGCCGCTAGGCGCTGTACAAAGAAGAATACCAGCAGATTCATTTTTTATCGGAGTTGAAACTATAGATTCTACTCCTAATACTCCTAAAGAGTATAAAACATATAAGGAAAAATCTAAAGTTTAACCAATTTATTTCTTGATTTATTTCTTTGTATTGAACCAACACCACGATAATACCCCTCAGGGCATCTATCTGATTTAACACTATCTCTTCCTTTAACGCCGCCCGGCCCTCCCCCTGTTTCAGGTATACGATTTGCCCAATTATTGCTTTCGGCAACATTCCATAATTTGCTGTAGTATCTTCCAGCAGATTTCATTTCTTCTTTATTATCAGTTTCTAATAAAATTTCGGTATCGACGTCATAACCATAATCTTGTATATGCAAAGTCCAATCAACACCCGAACCTTCATATTTAAATGGATTTTTAGATGGTTGACCTAAATATTGTAACCCTGTTATTCTGCGAGTCTTTTTGTAGAGATAGTAAATACTCATGCTGATTGCTCCTTTAAAGCATTAGGGTAGTTGGGGATTACAGTCCCGCGAACTACACTTCTATTTAGTTAATTTAACTAAATAATAGATAATATATAAAGGATTTATAATGCTTGCTGAATTATTAAAAGTGCTACTTGCTTCTACATTTACTTATTACCTTAAAGCACACTTTTTTCATTGGTCAGTAGAAGGCAAAGACTTCTATCAATATCACAAATTCCTACAAAAAATCTACGAAGATGCTTACGGGGCTGTAGATACTATTGCGGAATTTATTCGCACACTAGACGAATATGCCCCGGGAAGCCTAACTCGTTATCAAGAACTATCACGTATTCAAGATCAAACTAAAGTGCCAAGAGCACAACTAATGATAGAAGAGTTATTGCATGACTCACATATTATGATTGAACTTCTCAATGAATGTTTTGCTGCTGCCACAGCAGAAAATAAACAAGACATCGCAAATTTTATTGCTGAAAGATTAACTGCTACTAATAAGTATATCTGGATGCTATCAAGTTTTTTAAAAGAATCTAGAGAGTGATATGGATAATGAATTTTACAGCATAGTAGAAAAATTAGCTATTCTTGAAGGACGTATTGCTCCCAAGGATAAAGAAACATTGTCTGCGGCAAAACAAAAGAAGCCAGCACTTTTTAATAATTTAAAAAAAGCTGATGAAAATGTTATACCTGATGTTGGCGGCGTTCCTGTTGCTGAAGCTAATATGGAAGAAGATGTAGTATCCAAAGTAAAAGCATCACTAGCTGATTATTTAAAATCTGCCGAAGAAGAATTAAAACAAGATTCAGATTTAATCAAAAAGAAAAAACAAGATTTAGATCTAAAGAAAAAAGAATTAAAGGATTTAGACTTACAACAAAAAGCTCATCAAGAAGTTGACGAAGCTGATGAAGACGATGAAGACGATGAAGAAGGTGATGACGATTTATTCTATGTTGTTTTACATGACCGCGATGATGACTCAACATTTGTTGGCGAAATTTATAAGCAAGATGGCCGTTGGCGCGAAGGCAATGTCAGTGGAAATCCTCCATATAATTGGGGTGGATCACACACTTATATGAGTTATTTGACACCTCAAGATATCTGGCAACATATTCAAAATGATTTCCGTCGCGGGTTTGATATTGCTGGCCCATTTAGCGACCAGCAAAAAGCATTAGACTACGCAGAATATGAATTTGGAACTGAAGAATTAGACGAAGACCACAGAAAACTTGAAGTAGGCGACCGCGTTATGGTTATGGGACCAAATCATTATCAAGGTGAATTTGCTAAGGTTGAAGAATTTAGTCCGTCAGGTAAATTTGTTGTAGTAAAATTTGACAATGGCGATGAAGCAAGTATGCATTTATCAGATGTTGAATTTCACAATGATCAAGAAGATGTCGAAGATTGGGAAGAAGAATTGGATGAAAACCCAACAGAAGCTCCTCCGCAATCAGCTTCAGGTGGTGGAGGGAATCCCACATACGCAGAAAGTACTACAGCGCCAGTAAAAACAGTTCATGTACCAGTGGAATGTGGCGATACTGCTATTGGCGGAGCAGGTGGAGCAGGCGGTGGCACACTATTAGTTGAACTACATGGTGATGAACGTGATGGATTTTGTATTAAACGTGCTGGACGAGAATTACCAACAAGATTTAAAACATTAGCAGAAGCTGAATTAGCATTAGAAATGTATGTAGCGCATCGTAAGACCAAACACGATGCTGAACAATCTACTGATTATCTTGAAGAAAAATAAACATGAATATATTTGATTTGTTCGAAGGCGACTCTGCTCGCGATAAATGGAATAAAGAATCCGCCAAACGTGATGCGGCCGCTAAAAAGCGTGAAGAAGAAATGACAGCACGACATAATCGAGGCAAAGAAGATATGTCAGGCGCAATTGATCGTTTAGAAAAACATTTAAATACTCCTGTTAAAGAACATGATATGTCGGAAGGCTGGAGTGACGCGATTGTTAGTCAAAGAACCGGCCGACCACGCACACCCTACTCAGTGTATATCAAAGGTAAGAAGTGGCGAGATTTTGAAAACGAAGATCATGCAGAAGCTGTAGCAAATAAATTACGAGCCAAATTCAAAGCTGACGGTCGTGACGCCAGTGTTATTACTATTGCCCCTACTGACTATGATAAAGATATAGTAAAAAAAGAAGCAGCAGTAAACGACGTAAACTTTGGTCATACAGTAACTAAAGGTGCTTGGATTGTACACCAGGATGGCAAGAAACCAATTAGATTTAAGACACACATCGGCGCTAAAAAATATGCTGAAAAAAACGGCGGCAAAGTTTACTCAAGTGAGTTCTACGCAGACAAGATTCAATCACAGGTTGATGAGCATGGTGGTGGTGTAAACGCTATGAATAAATATATTTCATGGCGCAATAGTGCTAACAAAGAACGTGGAATCACAAAATACCAACCTGTAGGCAAACCTGCCGAAAGTTTACGAGAGTTTGCCCTAGGTGATGAAGGTGAGGAAGATACTTTACTCAAGTTTGCTCGCTTATGGTGGAATGGTGACGAAGCTACACAAAATAAAGTTGAAGAAGTATTAGCCAAGATGGGTTGGACTATTGGTGAAAATGAATCTGGCGATGAAAACGATGCTTGTTTTGTTGTTCGCAATGGTGACATGAACGGCGATAGTTATATTGCGTTTGGCAAAGAAGATTTAAATGAAGGTTCAATGTCCACTGCCGCACATCATCATGCTGGTCCAGAATTTCCAGGATATTGGAAAGGAACTGACTCTGCTAGTTTATCACGTAGACGTATGGTGGGTGATGATATAGAAGAAGGTATTGAAGGTAACATGACCGTTAAGTCCTCACCACTATCAGAGCCATTACGTAAACGTAATTTTGTTGCTAAAAATTCTCCCATTACCGGTGCTGGAAAACACACCAATCAGTTAAAAAAAGCCATGGCAGCAGGCCGCAATGCCAAGCATAAAGCACAAACTATTCCATTCGATGAAAGTATGAATTTTATGGAGTGGGCAGTAAACAATGACTATAATTTTGCAAAAAATCCCGCTGTTTACAAAGAAGCCAAAGAAGCATTTAAAAAAAAAATAAACGAAATATCTAAAGATAAAATTGAAAAGTACTACACTGATGTTATTAAAAAACAAGCTGACAACATTGGTATCCAGCCTAATATGTATAGCAAGCTAGAACCAAAACATCAACGTGGTATTGATAGAGCAAATAATCGTTTATACAAAAATAATGAAGAGCGCGGACCAATAGCGCCGCACGAAACATATTATGGCGCAATGGATGAAGCCAAAGGTTTAGGTACACAAGTTAAAATCATCAAAGGCAGTGATGCGGGCAAAATTGGATGGATTAGAGAAATTAAACTTGGTTCTTTTAAAGGAGCTCCAAAAACTTATTATATTGATCTCGAAGATGGTGGGCAAGCAAATAATTTACCTGGCACTGCATTACGCATAATTAAAAACAAAGTAGATGAAAGTTTACAGCCAGGCGAATACTATGTTTGGACCGTATACTTTGATAATGGCGGTAAACAAAATATTAAAGTAACCTCAGATAATTTTGATCCAACAGCATATTATGCCAATCAAAACAAAGCGGTAGTAAATGTAGATTATAATTGGGAGAAACATAATGAAATTTAAAAATATTGTAGCAATGACGCTAGTAGTATTTGCAGGCGCAGTTTCAGCCGAGCCATTACACATTTGCAAAAACATTGACTATGCACTTTGTGCTGCTAGTCCAACAACACCAACAGGTAAAACTATGAAGGTTGATGGCAAAACATTCAAAGAAGGTATGGCAGTTTGTCCCATACTTCACGGCGATGCTGTAGCCAATTTGAGTTTAATGAATGGATCGTGTGATGTTCCTGGACCAGGTAAAATTTGGAGTTTGTTTGGAGTTCCGGCTCAAACAAACTATCCGCAACAACCAACATGGGCAGTAGCCCCAGCCGCATTTAGAAGTTTTACAATTGGCACAACATCAACAACCGGTATGAGCAATATGTGGAGTTTTCCATGCGATATACAAGCACAAAAAGTCAATGGCGTAAAATTGGCATCTTGCTACGGTCCTATCATGGAAAGTCCTTGGACAAATGACCATGTCAAACCAGGCCAAATTGGATTTACGCAAGCCGCCGAAGGTGTAACATATCCTGTTGGTGGTAATGCTCCTGCTAATATCGTAATTAAAAAGTAATATGAATCCAAACGAGTATCCGGTATACCCAGAAGATGATGGGTATGACACTCCAAAAAATCCATTTTCTCCAGTTTAGTTGACTAGTCAAGATAAATATGCTATCATAGCATATGACACTTAAATCTACTAAACGAATTGGTATACTGGTTGCCCGCACTAACTTTGTTTATCGCGGGGTAGGTGCTTATGCTAAAAGTATTATTGATTGGGCATTAAGTTTAGGATACCACGTTGATGTCATTTCTGATGCTCCTGTAAGACGTGATGGTTTATTTGATCAATATGAATTACGGGTTCAGTGGATTAGTCCTCCTACTACCATAGATGATAATGTTTACAAAGAACTGGCTTCTTTTTCAAAACCATTTGATACCACACTGAGCATTAATTTTCGTAACGCATTAGTTTACGCATTGCGTCATCATACTTACGATATGATAATTACAAATACTGGCGAAGCATTGGATGCTGTAACTGGTATTGGTGTACACAAATATTGCACAGTACTACATCCTACGCATCATGAATCCGAAGCTGGAGTTAAAGTTAAACATGACATTTTTGCTCCTGGTGTAACCGATCGTTATCGCGCTTTATGTAACTTACCCGATGTACTACTGGCTTGCCAAAGTGATTGGATACAAGAAAATGCTCAAACACAATATCCTGACAAAGTGACTGAATGTTTAGTTGTGCCTCCATTAGTTCCAGAAAAAGAATTACTTGATTTTAGCACATTGCCAACAGAACGTTGGGGAGTAGGATTTGTTGGCCCTTGGGAACCACGTAAAAATCCCGAAGCATATATTGCCGCACTTAAAGCCTCGGGATTACCTGGCGTAGTACTGGTGCCATCAGAAACATCTGCTAAGAAATTTAAGGAACGTTTTAAACAAGAAGGTATTGAGTATAAAATTCACGTGGGTGTCACTGGCGCGGAAAAAACAAGAATTATACAAAGTTTGGCGGCTGCATATCATCCAGCAGTTAGTGAAACTTTTGGATTAGGAGCATTAGAAACTGCTCACAGTTGCCCTACTGTATTACTATCTAAACATGATTGGAGCTACGCACATAAAGACTATGCTGTTATAGTGGAAGAAAGTGAAGCCGCTGATGTACTTAAATCAGTATATGGAGCAGGAGTTATCAAAGAAGTACAAGACATATTAACAGCACGTCATAAAACTATTAGTGAGCAATTAGTCAAATTGGCTACCCGAAAAAAAATCACAACCGTTCACAAAAATAACTTTCACACAGAATTGGGAACCGTGGGTTTAATAAATCATAAAGAATTTACTGATACTCATAATTCTTTTTGTACAGATGAAATATATAAAATGTTACGACTACCGGCGGTAGAAGCTGTAGAAGTGTTACATAGTTATAACGAAACATATTATAGAAATCGAGGAAGTAACTTGTTGCCGGAGGAAAAATCAGATCCTAGCAGTTTGTTTACTTTCGAATAGAATGGCCTTAGGACCGGTAATTCGTTACCGTAGGCTGGGCGGCTACTGCCTTGAGTAATCCGATTCGCTACCGGAACCTCTAAAAGTAGCATTACCAATTTACTACAATTTAATTAATTAATCGTGTATAATACTACATCAAAGGAGATTTAAATGTCAGACAGAATTTTTACCGCAGAACAAACTAATAAACTTACTCAAGTCATTAATGAAGGCATGCAGGTTATGCAAGAAATTGAAACACTGACTGGCGGATTAAGTGACACTGTCAAAGCAGTTGCTGAAGAATTGGAAATCAAACCCAACATTCTCAAAAAAGCCATTCGCTTGGCACATAAATCTGAATTTGGTCGTGAACAAGATGACCATGCTTTACTTGAACAAATTCTCACACAAGTTGGTAAGACACTATAAATATTATAGTTAGAAGTAAGAGTCGTTCACTTAAAGAACATGAGACACGGCTTACCGGCCATAAACGGAGAATAATTTGAGTTATGTAGATTGTCTATACGATCGCGAACATGATCGTATCCATGTTGTAGAACGTGTCAACGGCGAACGTGTTTACAAAGAATATCCAGCTGATTATATCTTTTACTACAACGATCCGCGTGGTAAATTTACTTCAATATATGGCACTCCTGTTGCTCGTTTTTCCAGTCGCAACGCCAAAGAGTTTCGAAAAGAAGTTGCTATCCAACGTGGCAAACAACTTTATGAATCGGATATCAATCCTATATTCCGTTGTTTAGAAGAAAACTATAAAGGCAAAGATGCTCCTGAGCTTCAAACAGCGTTTTTTGACATTGAAGTAGACTTCCACAAAGACAAAGGATTTTCTCCTACCACTGATCCGTTCAACGCCATTACTGCCATTTCAGTTTACCTACAATGGATGAATCAACTGGTTACTTTAGTTGTTCCGCCCGCACATATGAGTTTGGCAACAGCGCAGGAAGTTGCCGCTGACTTTGAAAATTGTATTGTGTTCGAGCATGAAGCTGATATGCTTAAAACATTCCTTGACTTAATTGAAGATGCTGATGTTATATCCGGCTGGAATAGTGAAGGATATGACGTGCCATATACTATCAATCGTATTACTAGAATACTAAGCAAAGACGACACCCGTAGATTTTGTTTATGGGGCCAATACCCTAAACAACGAGAATTCGAACGCTTTGGCGCCACTAGTACAACTTATGATATTGTTGGTCGTGTACACATGGACTACATGCAATTATATCGCAAATACACATACGAAGAGCGACATAGTTACAGTTTAGATGCTATTGGTGAATATGAATTAAGTGAAAGTAAAACAGCATACGAAGGTACGCTAGATCAATTATATAATCAAAATTTTAAAAAGTTTATTGAATATAATAGACAAGATACATTGTTACTTGACAAGTTAGATAAAAAGTTGCGGTTTATCGAATTAGCAAATGAATTAGCTCACGCCAATACTGTATTACTTCCAACTACAATGGGAGCGGTGGCTGTAACTGAGCAAGCTATTATTAACGAAGCACATGAACGTGGGCTTGTTGTGCCAAATCGTAAACAAAGATTAACTGATGATGAAACTGCGGCTGCTGGTGCCTATGTTGCGTATCCCAAAAAAGGAACACATGAATGGGTAGGTGCTGTAGACATTAACTCTCTATATCCAAGTGCTATCCGCGCACTAAACATGGGAATGGAAACAGTAGTTGGGCAACTAAGACCTGTAATGACTGAACGTTATATCGACGAATTAGTATCTAAAGGAAAAACATTTGCCGCGGCTTGGGAAGGTGTATTTGCCAGTTTGGAATATACAGCAATCATGGAACAACAGCGTGGCACTGAAATTACTATTGACTGGCAGGACGGGGAACATTCAGTACATTCTGCTTCTGAAATATGGGAAATGATTTTTAATAGTAATCAACCTTGGATGTTAACAGCCAATGGCACTATCGTTACTTACGAAAAGAAAGGTGTCGTTCCTGGATTATTAGAGCGTTGGTATGCCGAACGAAAAGAAATGCAAGAAAAGAAAAAAGAAGCTACCGATCCTAAAGAAATTGCATTTTGGGATAAACGACAACTTGTAAAAAAGATTAACTTGAATAGCCTATACGGGGCAATTCTTAATCCGCATTGTAGATTTGCGGACAAACGTATTGGACAATCAACCACATTATCTGGACGCAGTATTGCTCGGCATATGGCAGGTTATATCAACGAATGTATTACCGGCAAGTTTGATCATTTGGGTGATGCTATTGTATATGGCGATACAGACTCGTGTTATTTTAGTGCCTGGCCCGTTCTCAAAAAAGAAGTTGCGGCAGGCAATATGGAATGGAGCAAAGAAATTTGTATTCAATTATATGATTCAATTGCTGAACAAGTAAATTTATCGTTTCCAGCATTTATGGAACAAGCGTTCCACTGCCCTAGAGAAGCTGGTGAATTAATCAAAGCCGGTAGAGAATTAATAGCATCTAACAGTTTGTTCATTACTAAAAAACGTTATGCTGTATTAATTTATGATTTAGAAAATAAACGTCTTGACATTAATGGGTCACATGGCAAAATTAAAGCTATGGGCTTAGATTTAAAACGAAGCGATACACCAAAAGTTATTCAAGAATTTTTGTATGAAATTTTAGAAAAAGTATTGACAGGTACTACGAGAGATGAAATCGTAGACCGTATTCGAGAATTTAAATATGCGTTTGCTGAGCGTCCAGCCTGGGAAAAAGGAACTCCTAAACGTGTCAACAATTTAACCAAATATGGAAAAGCCGAAGAAGCTGAAGGCAAAGCAAATATGCCAGGGCATGTTCGAGCAGCATTGAACTGGAACAATATGCGTCGCATGAACAGCGACAATTATTCTATTGCGGTAGTTGACGGAATGAAAACCATTGTGTGTAAATTAAAACCCAATCCCATGGGATGGACTAGTATTGGATACCCAACTGACGAACAACGATTACCGGATTGGTTTAAAGAATTACCCTTTGACGATGGATTAATGGAAGCTACTATTGTAGATCAAAAAATTGACAATTTATTAAGTGTATTAAACTGGGATTTAGCAAGTGCTACTAACACAGAAAATACATTCCAAACATTATTCGAGTTCTAAATGCCTTTAAGCGATATTGTACTTGTAAAAACACAATTAGATAAATTATCGGCTATTCCAATTCAAAAAGTAGCTGTTCATTCATTAAATGAAATTACACAATTATCCAACAGACTGAATGATACAAAACAAACCATAGAACAAGCATTTGATAATTTTGAACATGAGCTTGACCAAGTTAAATTAGGAATAAAAAAAGACATAGAAGAAAGTGAAAAACACTGGTTTCAAGAAAGTTATAAATCTTATAAAGAAGTAATTGAATGGGAGTTATCTGAAGATCCTGATACTATATTTAAAATTAGAAAAGGGTATGTTGAGGATATGGAATTGTTGCGTAGTAGATTACGATTATACGTAGATTGGAAATATGCCGCTATCGTTATTCATCCAGGACAAGAAGAATTTATAGAAGATATGGTAGGATTTGATCCATTATACATAATAGACGTAAAACACGATTTACTGTTATCAGCATTAGGAAAATTCCCTGAACAATATCAAAATCGATTACGCTCTTATACCATTACTGAAAATTTTGATAAAGATATTTTAGATAAGATACCCGATAGTCAATTTGGGTTATGTTTGGCCTATAATTATTTAAATTATCGTCCGTTTGAAATGATAAAAAAATATTTAATTGAAATTTATCAAAAACTCAAACCAGGCGGAACATTTATCTTAACTTTTAACGATTGTGATAAAACAAGTGCTGTTAAACTAGTAGAAAAAAATGAACGGCCTTACACACCAGGGCATTTGATTAAAAGTTTTGCTGGGAGTTTAGGATACCAAATTGTATATACTGACAATACCGACCAAGCCAGTACTTGGTTAGAATTGTGTAAACCTGGTGAATTAACAACAATAAAAGGTGGTCAAAGTTTGGCAGAAATAGTTTCAAAACCGTTGTAAAATCTAAATAAAGCTGTTATACTATTAACATTACATAAAGGAAATATAAATGCGTGATAATCTTTTGGACTTAGTTAGTCATACTTTTGACTTGGGTTGTATTGATCAAGTTAAAGTTGTTGGAACTGATAAAGAAACAAGCATCAGTGGTTTAGCTGAAGACCGTTCAGTTGTAGTAGAGGGAACTTTGTCTAACCCAGTGGCTGAATTTATTGGTACATTTGGCATGCCAAATTTATCCAAACTTAAAATTCTTTTGAACTTACAAGAATATAAGGAAAATGCCAAGTTAACCATTAATCGTAAAGATACTGGTGCTCCAGATCAACTTAACTTTGAAAATAAATCTGGTGACTTTAAAAATAGCTATCGTTTTATGGCGGCAGAAGTTGCCAATGAGCGTATTAAAACTGTTAAATTTAAAGGTGCTAAATGGAATATTGAATTTGAGCCAACAACGGCTGCGATTCAGCGTTTGAAAATGCAAGCGGCTGCTAATTCAGAAGAAAATAATTTTCAAGCTAAAACAGAAGATGGCGACTTAAAGTTTTACTTTGGCGACCATTCAACTCACGCTGGTAATTTTGTATTTCAAACTAACGTAGAAGGCACACTTAAACGTGCTTGGTCTTGGCCAGTTAAAACTGTGATTGGCATTCTTGATTTGTATGGCGATAAAGTTATGCGCATTAGTGATGATGGAGCGGCACAGATTACTGTTGATTCTGGGCTTGCTGTTTACAACTTTATTTTACCAGCACAATCTAAGTGATCAAAGAAAACACCCCAACACCTGAACCAATAGTACAGGACGATCTTACTGCCAAGCAGTCGGACTATGCATTGTTCCTTCCGGCTCTTAGCGGCTTCTATGGTACTTTTATTGGCAAACAGCGTAGTGGACCTTTTGTAGCTCCTACTCGTATGCCTGCAAAGATCAAAGATATGGAAATGCTTAACTGGTTAAACAAACAAAAAGGATTATTTCCATACAAGTGGAGTTTGTATTCGGCTGGTCATGCCAACTTAGATCTCACTAAGCAAGATTGGAACGAAGATATGATACGAAATCGTGACCGTGCTAATACATTTGTATTGGGTGATTCGGGTGGTTTCCAAATTGGTAAAGGTGTGTGGGCCGGTGAATGGCGTGATCCCAATGGACCAGAAGTTCGAGCTAAGATGGCAGAAGCTCAAGCTAAAGGCATTGAACAAGTTCCTGCGCTTAAACCAGATGGCACACCCAAACATGATAAAAATGGTAACACCAAGTACACTAAAATTGATCACGTAAAAGATTATCAAAACAAATTAGATGCGGCACAGAAAAAACGTGAAGCGGTCCTCACTTGGATGGATGGTATTATGGACTATGGCATGGTTCTTGATATCCCGGCTTGGGTAGAACGCAGTCCGGCGGGTCGTAAAGCAACAGGTATTGAATCATATCAACAAGCGGTTGAAGCTACCAAATATAACAACGAATACTTTATTAAACATCGCAATGGTAACTGTAAGTTTTTAAATGTACTACAAGGTGAGAATCACGCACAAGCAGATGACTGGTATGCACAAATGAAAGACTTTTGCGATCCAAACATCTACGGTGATAAAGCATTTAATGGTTGGGCCATGGGCGGCCAGAATATGTGTGATGTAGACTTAGTCTTGCGGAGATTGGTAGCCTTGAAGTTTGATGGATTGCTTAAAGAAGGGCAACACGATTGGATGCATTTCTTAGGCACAAGTAAATTAGAATGGGCATTACTATTAACAGATATTCAGCGTGCCATTCGCAAGTATGTAAACCCAAGTTTTACTATATCGTTTGACTGTGCCAGTCCATTTTTGGCAACTGCTAACGGTCAAGTGTATCATCAAATAGATATTGAAGACAGACAAAAGTGGTGTTATCGTATGAGTTTTATTGCTGACAATAAAAAGTACTCCACTGATACACGTTCATACCGCGATGCTGTGCTACAAGATGGATTAATTGGTCATTTTGATGATAGTCCTGTTAGTAAAAATTTACAAATTAAAGATGTTTGTTATTATCAACCAGGAATGCTAAACAAAATTGGTAAAGAAGGTAAAACCTCTTGGGATTCGTTTAGTTACGCATTACTAATGAGTCACAATGTTTGGTTGCATTTAGAATCGGTACAACGTGCTAATCGAGAATACGATGCTGGCAAATGTCCCAATATGCTTGTAGATGAACGCTTTGATACTGTATACTTTAAAGATGTAATAGAAGCTATATTTTCTGCTCCAGATCGCGAAACTGCCATTGCTATTATTGATTTGTATGATAAGTTTTGGCAAAGCATTATTGGCACCCGCGGGGCTACAGGCAAAAAAACTGTTAATGCTAGTACCATGTTTAGCAATTTATTTGCTGCAGA